CCTGCTACCATTAAGAAGATTGCCACAGGTAATGGTCGAGCACAAAAAGTAGATATGGTTGCTGCATTTAACTACACCCACCAAATCGCTTTACAGCAAATGTTTAATACGCAATCAGAAACTCCTATTAGTGATATCGCAGATGCTTACTTCATTGCATGTCTAGCAAGGGGTGAAAGCATCTATTACGAGAACAATTTCATGCCTGAAGAACCTGCTGCTAGTAAACCAGCAAAGGTGAAGGCAAAAAGGAAGAAGAAGAATGATTAAAAACATATTAGAACTCACCGTATACGATTTAATAGAAGTCCTTGTAGAAGTGTATAAAGTAATAGCAGTAGTAGGATTCAGTGCAATACTTGTTGGTGAAGTTGTAAAAGCAGTATTAGCAAAATGAAAGCACCTACCCCCATTACTAAGTTCATGGGATGGAGTCAACCTAACCTGTTTATGAGTAGAACCTCAAGGCAGTTAGCAAATGGCAGTCATCTAGGTAAGCGATGGCAGGGACTACGCAGGTGGTTCCTTTCTGCACATCCACATTGCGCTAAGTGTTGCAATGCAGCAGAGCAAGTACACCACATTCTACCTCGTAGCACTCACCCTGAATTAACTTATAATGTACAGAACCTGCTACCCCTATGTAAGCAGTGTCACTTGAAAGAGCATAACAGTAAGAGAGGCATGGACAATGAGTAACTGCACAATAAAGAAGATACCAATCGTGACAACAAGTGAAACACCCACTGCTAGAAACATATTGGCACTTACCACAAACCTATTACCTGATTGGTTTAAGACAGTATATCCTAAGTTAGATGAATCCTATTATCACCGCTTTAATGAGACTACCCGATGTTCATGCTGTGACACTCCACTAAGAGCACAGCGGAATGTAGACCTTGATAGCAGTGGTACTCACATGATAGGCATACTGTGTAACCAGTGTAATGCAAGCGTAGCACAGCAACGCACACGGAACACCATGCAACAACTACAGGACTACCTAGCACTATGACACCTGAAGAACTATTAATAGCATTAGCATATGACCAAGGTGAAGCAGACGCATGTAATGCCCTATACAAGAGCACAGATGGAGAATAGCATGACAAATCTACATAGCACAACAGGACATGTTCCGAATATTTCAGCGTTATTATCAGCGTATGCTGCGCAACACCGAGGTTGTGCTGGTGATGTTGCCCCTGTTGGTCAGGTTCACAGTGCAGAGATTCTAGGAACCTACCATCCCCCCTCTTATTCAGTTGCTCAACAGGGTCTTGCAGCAGCAGCAGGTAACGCAGTGGTACAGCGTGCCAACTGCGCACCCCAGGGGGGGACGGTTGCTTTCGAAAAACCATCGATCCATGGTGCCACAACAGGAGGGGTATGCGAAACGCCTCCCCTGTACAGGGTGACTTAATGCCAACAGAAGAAGAAGCAGAAGAACTGGAGAAGACTATTGCTATCACCAAGGGGTATGCGCAGGATATAATAGATGGCAATGTCCATTCGAATAAGTGGGTGTATGCTGCTGCGGTGCGCTTTCAGGAAGACTTGGACAGACCTGAATTGACGATGGATTGGGCAGAGGTTCACCGCATCCGTCTGTTTACTGCCAACCTATCCCTTATTCATGAGCACTCAGGCAAACCTTTTATACTAGAACCGTGGCAACTGTTCTTTGCAGCAAACTCAATGTGCTGGAAGTTCACAGCAGACGGGGTGTATAGAACCCGTTTAGCGATACTTAGTTGCGGTAGAGGTGCTGGCAAGACCACCCTGATGGCAGCAATGGCACTCTATTCTTTGTTTGATAAAGATGGTGGACGAGTATACTGCATTGCCAACAACATTCACCAAGCAGATATTCTCTTTGACACTGCTAAAACAATGTGCCAAAGATTGCCAAAAGACTCCCATGATGCTGCATATCACTTCAATGAGATATACAGGGAGAAGGCAGATTCCACTTTTCACCCCCTAGCAGCATCCGAGAAATCCCTTGACGGGTTAACAATCTCCTTTGCAGTGTGTGACGAGGCAGCAGAATACCGCTCTAGGTTCATGACAAAGTTGATGACATCACAGGTTAAGCGGGTTAATTCCTTGATCTGTATCACCACAACTCCAGGCAACACCACTGAAAATATTTACTATGAGATTGAATCCAATGCTTGCGGGGTGCTAAAGAAGGAAGTTGTGGATGACTCTATCTTTATTTTAAAGTACGGACTTGACGATACAGACGCTCTTGAACCCATCGAGATGGAGAAGTACACCAAGGCAAACCCTTCGCTACCCGTAGGACAACCCACCCTAAGAGCGTTGGAGAAGCAGTGGAACAGCATGAAGAACACCCCTATGGGGCGCAACGAGTTCAACAGGTTCCATGCTTGTCGCCTTACAGAGGGCAACAGCGGGTTCCTAGACATGCAGGATTGGGATGCCATGAACCCCAAGGAGTTTGATTGGAACGCTCTCAAGGGGCAAAAGGCATGGATAGGGGTAGACCTTTCCAAGTCTCAGGACATGACCGCAGTAGTCCTTGCTATTCCCATTGCCGATGGTCGAGTGGCAATAAAAGGTCACTACTTCTTTCCGTCCGAGAACCTTGCTTCCCGTGAATTGGAAATGCGAATGCCAGTTAGGCAGTGGGCAAGCGAAGGCAGACTCTCATTATCAGTGGGTAGAGAGATTGATTACGAAGAAGTTCGTATGTGTATTAACGATTTGTGCGCTGATTATGATGTAGTAAATGTAGGATACGATCCTTGGAACTCAACATATTTAATGAACAAGTTGCAGGAAGACGGAGTCCCACTTACCACTTATAGAATGAATATCAGCACAGTAGCACCAGGAACCGCACTATGGTTGCACTACTGGTTGGGAAAGAAGTTAATCTTCCCCTGTGACCCTGTGATGCGTAGAGCGTGTGCAGAAGCAGCATGTAAGAAGGATATTAATAGTAATATGCGTATTGTAAAGAGTCGAGAGTACGCAATCATTGACCCACTCGTAGCAGCATCTATTGCACTACACATTAGCAGCGCAAAATCGCAGAGTATTTACGAAATTGAGGGAGCAGAACTATTATGAATAAACTATTAGAATCAATTCGCAGTTGGTGGAATTACAATCAGTCAGGAATTGGCACACCACCATTCCTACTTAATAGCATTCCCTCCGCAACCTACGGTTCTCCTACCAACGCTCTTGCTTTTACACCGCTTTATCGTTGCGTCACCCTGATTGCTTCGGATGTTGCTAGAGTAGACGCTGAATTTGCTAACCCGAATGTTCAAAGAGCATTTGATCGACCCAATCAGTATATGAATGGGTTTACTTGGCGTAGAGAAGCAACTATCTCCGCATTGCTCTATGGAAACAGTTTCACACTGATAAATCGCAATGGTAGAGGTGATATTTACCAACTAATGCCCCTGCCTGACGGTTCTGTGACCTTAGATACCACTGGTGCTACTCCATTTTACTTCCATAATGAATATGGCAAGATCGCTATGGAGGACATGATTCACCTTAAAGCACCAATGATGACTGCTGGTTCTTTGATGGCGGCATCCCCCGTGAACCTCTGCAAGACTGCTATTGGCATCGGAATCAGTGAAATGAACTCCGAAATGGAGTCTTATGTCAATGGGATGGGCAAACCGACTGTTGCCATCACTTTCCCACAGACCATGAACGCTGCGGGTAGAGTGATGATTCAGAATGATTACATCAAGAACCACAACGCAGGGAATGGCAATGGTGCAGTTCCAATCGTGTTGGCAGAAGGTGCTAAGATTGAAACAGTCAAGTCTGTTATCTCCGATGCCAACATAGATGCTGCTAAAAAGTTCTCAATCGCAGAAGTTTCACGAATTTACGGTGTGCCGATGAGTCTTTTATCAGAAACAGCAGGATCCGTGTATGGATCTCTAGAGTTTCTACAGCGCATCTACATGAGTACCTGTTTGTCCTACTGGTTTGAGGAATGGGCAACCGAAATTGAACTTAAACTAGGCGATAAACCTGAGTTTGACACCGATGTTATCACCAAACCATCGTTCACAGAGACTGCCAGCGGTCTAAGAACCTTGCTAGAAGCATCTCTTATTACTCGTAATGAGGGTAGAGAAGTGCTTGATTTGGAACCTGTGGAGGGTGGAAATGAGTTCATAATGCCAATGAACTTCGCTACTGGCACTCAAAATGGTGGAGGAAAGAGCAATGCAGGGGTAGATACAAGTCAAGGAACCTCCGAAGGAGACAACTAATGAACACTCGCTCAATTAATAAAGGAAACATTGAACTTCGCTCAACTGAAACAGGAAACACCCTGAGCGGATATGCGATTCTATGGAACTCACCATCAAAGGAGATAAGAGAAGGTGGACGCAGGTTCACCGAGACAATCGACAGGTCAGCATTTGACATTGGTTCTCAAAGTAATGATGTGAAGTTATTCTTTCAACATCAATCAGATATGCCACTTGCTAGAAGCGCAAACGGTTCACTCCAACTCCGTAATGATCCAAAAGGACTCCACTTTAGCGCAGAATTACCAAACACGACACTTGGTTCCGATGTAAAGGAACTGATTCGCACAGGCGTTCTGACTGGTGAAATGTCCTTCGGATTCACCGTTACCGAGCAACGCTGGAGTGAAAACAATACTAAAAGAGCAGTTTCAAAAGGAACTCTCTATGAACTCTCCGTTGTGGTAGATCCCGCCTACCCCAATACCAACTCATCT